GATGGCGTGTACAATGTCGATACACGTTCCCCATGAATCGTGCTGCCGTCCACGGCATCCATGCGGCGGATAGGCCATTTTGTAAGCAGCCTCAAACATTCTTTCGATGCTGTAGCCCCGCTCGTTAAGAATACCGCGCTGATAATCATCTTTATAAGCCTCGATTCGGTCCTCTACTCCATCTAAGGCCAGTTCTTCAGCGAAGGCATCAAACTGCCCCATGCGCAGCCTCATGTACTCGTCCACAGCCAGTCCGATGACGCGCAGCTGCTCTTCCGAAACCTCAATGCGGTATTTCATCTTTTGCCTCCTTCTTCTTGGAAAGATGGTCGTACAGCCGGAACATCACGTCATCGGCGGTCAGGTATCCCTCAACGCCTTTGGCGTTCACAATGTCGCCCATCAGCTGCAACAGGCCCTTTTCATATCCGTGGGAGAAGATACCACAGATCACGAACCAGTTGCCGCCGAAGTTGTCATCGTGTACCCAGATCTGCCAGCCCCAGTCTGTGTCCGGGAAGTCCTTGTCCATCTGAGGGAAGCGGCGTTCATAGGTGTGGCCCACGCCCTGTTCGGTCAGCTTCGCATGGAGCTTTTCAATTTCCGTCATGCTGCGCCTCCATTTTCTCATAATCCCCGGACAGCACCAGAGCCATGGCCTCGCAGATGATGGTCACCTTGACGCGCTCAAGGTTTTCCCATGGCAGGTCTTTCGGCCTGTCTCTGCGCTGCCCGGCGGTCTTCTGCATCAGCATCTGACGCAGTTCCATGCAGGCCTCTTTGAGAGCCGGATAGTTGGCTTTCAGCCCACCCATCTGCATAAAGCTCCACATGGTATCCAGCATCGGGTTTTCCCACGGTTCAGGTTTTACCATTGGTGGCCTCCTGCGCAATGCGGTCGCGGGTGCGCTGTACCTTGTAGGATTTGATTTCCAGAATTTCCTCGGTTGGAATGCCAAACCGTTCGACCAGCCAATCCAGATAGGAGGTCAGGTCTCCGATGGCGAGTTCGATAGAGTGCTTTGCGGCATTGCGCTTGCTCGTGGATGCCTCCAAATCTGCACGGCGAAGCTTGTTGATGCTCTTGATCGGAGCAGCCAAGAACCAAAAGCACATCCAGGCATCGTGTTCTTCATGTGCAGCGGCGTATCTCTTAATTGTATCTTTGTCCAGCGTCAGCAGATATTCCATCTGCTCCACCATAACCTCTACGTCAGCCAATTCCTCGGCAATGTGCTTGGGGTCTAACTCCGCAACTGCCTGAATCAATTCTGCCAGTTCCTCCGTGAAGTGATTCATCTGGAGCTGCAAACCGTAGTGTTCGGCACTTTTCAGGTTCAGTTCAGAAATTTCCTTGTCAGACATTATCGCTTTCCTCCTTTATCTGTCGGAATGTCACTTCCTCGTTTTTCTCCCAGTCGTAAATCAGGCAGAGGGTATCAGTGCCGGGCGCAGTATCTTTCAAACCGTCCATTTGCCAGATGTTCCATGAGATTCTTGTTGCAACCGCTATGGCCCAGCTTGCGCTTATTGGCAATCCCAGCTTTTCAATCCAGTTTTCGGTGAATGTCAAGAACAGATTCACCCGCGCCAGAAGAAGGTTGTCGCCCTGATACTCATAGCCGTAAACCGACTGATATGCGCTCGACACAAGTGCTTTCCACTGGAATTTATGGTTTGCGTTCTCCTGAATCACCCTCAGCTTTCTATCCAGAATGCCAACGCGGTCAGGGATTGCGACAGGCTCTCCTGTGGTTGGGTCATATCTGCTGGTGAGGAACGGAGCCTCGCCGCAGGTAATCTCCAAACACCGCTCATGTACAAACTGCTCCCAGTTGCCTTTGTTCAGTTCCTGCTCGGCATGGTCGGCCATCTTTTTGACCACCCACAGTGGAGTGAAAACCTCGGCCTTGCCTTTTGTGCGCTTTTTCTGCTCGGACAGCCGCTTCTGGACGCGGGGCGTCAGCCGAATTCTGTCAAGCTGCTCTATCGTGATCTCTCCCATTGGTCCGCAGTCCACTTTGGGCGGCGGGTCTGTTGCCCAGATGATATTCTTCCCGGTGGTCTGGTCTTTTAGGAGAATCGGCAGGACCAGCCGGAGAATCGGTTCGGAAAAGTCAATCAGTTTTTCCATTGGTCGGCCCTCACCATGATTTTGTTTTCTTCTTTCAGCCAGTCCTTGACGCAGTGGAAACAGTGCTCGCGGGTCTGGCAACGCTCCGGATCACGACGCTGAATAAGGTCGCAGATGCCCGGTGTCAGGTTCTCCGTAACGTCCTCGTCCGTCATGGAGCGGATAAAATCACCGTTCGTCATACTCGCCCTCCTTACAGGCTTTTCGGCAAGCCTCGCATTTCTTGTACGGCTGCTCAAGCCAGCAGTCGAACAGCAAGCATTTGGGCTTTCTGTATTCTGGTGGAGCCTTGCGTCCATGGGTTTGAGTGCGAAGCGCATGGTACTTGCACACATCTTTTCCGTAATAGTCCCCACCGAATGTGCATTTCCCGTGTTCCGGCGAAACCTCATGCTCAACTGTGATGATTTTCATTTTGTCACCTCCGGCGGCTCCAGCAGCGGGGCCCAGAACTTCACAGCACCATAGGGCGTATCTGCCGCTGGACGGCCATCCTCGATGTACCACTTGCCGTTTTCAATCCAGCCCTTCATGGTGTTCCGGCTCTCGCAGCAGACCCACACCATTTCGCTCATGATACAGCAGTGCTTTTCTCCTGCATTCTCCCAGCTTTCATCGTGGACAGGCGGCGGGTTTTTGACATCGTGCCACGATACACGACGGATAAAATCAACGACCATCTGGCTGGCTTCCCGTAGGGTCTTCGCTGCGGCCTCCTTGCCCTTGAAGCCATTGTAATACTCGGTCTCGGCAATGGCATCCATATCGGTTTCCGGGTCGATAAAGCGCAGTGCTTCTTCCAGCGTCATTTCAGTTCCTCCTTTTTCAGGCAGATCCACGGGTACTCGCTATGCTTGAGGCCATGAATGTACCGCATTCGTGCCTGAATGCAGCGACCATATTCGGAGCAGCCAGTGCAGAATGGCTCCCGGTTGTAGAGCATTTTGGAAACATCCTGATACGGTGGAATATGAGAAGACGGCGTTGTCTGCGCAAACTCCTTGGCGAAGTAGAATTCCACCTCGTCGGCTTCTTCCTTCCGGCTGATCTGCCCGGAAACATCGATTGCGATAAGCGCGATGGACAGCAGCACCGCGATGCCGATGCCGACAGGAATTACAATTGCCCAGTTCATTCTGTGTACCTCCGTGTGTCCTTGTTCCAGTGCAGCGTGATAGGGTTGCCGCACTTGCAGGGAATGGTGATCTCCTGCTCCATGATGTTGGTCTTGCCTTTGGCAACCAGCCCGCAGCAGCCGCAGGCGAACTCATAGGGGGCAAGCCCCCTCTCAAGCGAGATCGTAGCCCCGCAGCGGCAGCCTATGGACATCTGCGGAACGTGGAGATATGTACCGAACTCCTTGCCGCAGCAGGGGCAGGTCAGGCGCAGAATCCCACGTGCGCCGGGCTCCGGCGGGCGATTACTCTTTCTCATGGTCGGCTCCTTTCTCGGTCTGAAACCAAATCACTTCCCGGAACAGCAGCTCGTTGTTGTGTTCCGCTTCAGTCATAAAGTTGATGTACTCCCGGAACAGCTGGCGGTCATGCTGCTGCCGGCTGGTTTCGCCCAGCAGGGCACCGATAGCCACGCCCACGGCCAGCAGCGCAATGTTGATGAAGATCTGATCAGGCATTGTCATCACCCAGCACTTTCTCGATGAGGTCAAAGACCATTTCCCGGTCTTCGGTGGTCAGGAAGTCAGCCGCCATGATTTCAAACTTGAGGCGGTCAGCGTATTCTTTCAGGTCATCCATGGTTTACTCCTCTCCCAGCCGGGCAAGGATCTCGTCGCCCTTGTCCAGCAGTTCATCTCGCCGCTTTTTCTGCTCGGCCTCCAGCTTTTCCATTTCAGCCTGATACTTTTTCAGCGTTCCCGGCCGGAAATGCTTGCTCTGCCCCATACGGATTTTTGCGGCAATTTTCTTGTGCCGTTCAACGGTCTGGCGCAGTTCAGTGTCCGTGGTCAGAATCTGATAGCGATGGTGACAGCCGGGGCAGGTGAAATACTGCACCATGTAATCGCCGCTCCATGTACTGCGGATGCCGGCTGTCTGGATGCTGAACGGTGTGCCGCAGCGGTCACACTTTACAAGGTCGGTCATTCGCCATACTCCTTTCTGCACAGCTGGAACGCATTGCAGTGGTCATCGCAAGTTTTGCAGCACTTGTCGCATTCAGGGTGAGCAACTTTGCACTTATCGCAGGGCGTGTCCGCCTTGCTGCCGGAGCCATACACCGCAAAAAGCCGGTGGGTGCCCTCCTGCAGAGCCTTTTCATCATCGGCCATTTCGTAGCCGAGGGCTGTCAGGAGCTCATAGGTACGATTGAGGGGGATGTTTTCGTTGTGCTTATACACGCTCTTGCCCGCTTCGCTGCTCCAGATGGTGCTCCAATAACCCGTGCGCTCGCCGTCCTGTGCATCAAAGGCCATTGCCAGTAGAACTTTTTCCGGCTCGGTATCATAGGCGTTGAACATTTTCAGTGTGTCTTCCAGTTCGGTGTCATCCTGAACCTGTTCGTCCAAGGCAACACCGAGCAGATGCAGCACATTTTCATCATCCCTTACTCGGCCGTACCCAGACAGCAGCGGTGTGGCGTATTCCATGATGGCCGAAAAATGCTTTTTGCACTCTGCCGGGGTCAGGTCTTTCACGAAGTCCCGGCGCAACTCATACATGAATTTGGTTGTGCTGGAGAACTGTTCGTGAGCAAGCTCGTCAGCAGCCCGTGCCGCTTCTCGTGCGGCGTTTTCCTCGTCCTCGACAGCTGCATCTCGCTTCTTGTAGAGGATAATGTCAGTTTTGCCAACCTCGAACACATATTCGACCTTACCGGCATCATCAGGTACGGTGAACTCGTCTTTGCAGTTCATTTTCCAGCTGCCCCAGCTTTTCACGTAGGAGTATTTCTGCCTGTCGGCATCATCTACTCGCCTTGCGAACTCCTGAAGTTTAGCAATGATGTCATCCCGGTAATGGTTCCACTTCTGCGTGTTCAGCGCATCCTGCATAGCCCGGTTGAAGTTCTGCGTGCCGAGGGTCTCCAATACCCGGTTTCGGGCTTCCAAGTCCTCGATTTTGTCCAGCTGGGCGAAGTCAGACAGGGTTGCACCGCGCTTTTCGGCTTTCTTGAAGCTGTCGTGGTTCAGTTCCAGCAGCTTGATACGCCGCCGAACGGTGGACTGTGAGAAGCCAGACTTGTCGGAGATCTGCTCCACGGTCTGCCCAAAGTCCATCATCATCTGGAAGCCCTGTGCCTGTTCATAGACCGTCAAATCGCTGCGCTGCATGTTCTCAATCATCATGGTCTGCATCTGCTCCCGCTCGTCCATCTCTACGATGGCGCAGGGCAGCTCGTACACCCCTGCCTGCTGCGCTGCCGCAGCCCGGCGGTGGCCGATGATGATAGTGTAGTCCTCGCTGGACCACACGGCCTTGGGTGTCCATGCTGCCGCTGCTGCGGCGGCATCCCCACCCTCGTCAACGCACTTCGCGATGTACTCCCGGCTGTTGAGGTAGTGGCCGGGGATTACGGTCAGGTTCTGGTACACACCATTTTCCTTGATGCTGGCTGCAAGTTCGGACAAATCTCCCAGTTCTTTGCGGGGGTTGTCGGGGTGAGGGTACAACTGCCGAATGGGGATGTAAGTAATGTCTGCCATAGGGATACTCCTTTCTTATTTCGGGTTAGAAAAACGTGAGTTGCCCGGTTTTGGTTTCGTTAAGAGGCTCGTTTTCCGGGGCTTTAGGCTCATTTTTGATAGATTTTTGCAAA